GATAGCATTATTTGGAAAAGAAGTTTTAATATCAAAAATGAACATCCTTAAAAACCACGTTGAATTTTCAGAGATGTTTGATAGTAGAGAGATTGAAGACATTATTGATGAGATGAGCAAAAATATTCCTTCGAGAAGGAAAGTATCAAACTCAGCCGAGATGATCGCCGAAATGTCTGAAAGACGTAATGAAAGATGGGACAGCAAGAATCAAATGTTTGTTAAATTATAATATTAAAAACTATGAAAGCCTACGAAGTTAATTTAAATGTCCGGGGTGGTTACAAAAACCAAACCCGCAAAGTATTTGTAAAAGCAAATTCCATTAATGAAGTTAGAAGATGCGATGATGTTTTAAAAGTTTGGTATCGGAAAGGCATGAAGCCTGAAGACTGTCCCTGTGAAATAATTGACAATGTCATCACTGAATTATGAAACGCCAAACAGTAATTGTAATCATTACCCCGGACTTACAAGTTGAGTGCTGGGGTAATTTAAAAAAGGCTTGCATAGATAAAGGCTGGTCTTATAACAGCATGTCCAGAAAAAAGCTCCCTGTCGAGTATCGGGAAAGCAAAATTTACAGGGTTCCGTTCAGATGAAAAGACATGTTTTCAGGCTCTTTTAACTCCAACTGCACTCCAATGACCTTTTATATTATTCTGATTTGCTGATCTGGTCAGCGTTTGAGAATCAAATAGATAACGCACCCCATGCAAGTGCGCTCCCAACTGCGCCACACCCCGATTGTTTCTACGTTTTCGCCCGGTTCCGTTCCGTTTTGAGCTTTTAATTTTACAAACTTTGCAGGAATTATTTGCAAGATTTGTTAACATTACACTCAAATTGAACTCCAAAATAGCGTCTGCAACTTTACCCGACATTTTCTTTGTTCTGCCGCGTATCAGATTTCTTATTATTTCCCCGTCAACTCCGATAACCCTGCCAAGCTCTTCAGCTGTGGGTATCTTGTAATTAATCAGTATCAATTCGATTCTTTCTTTGTTTGTCATATTATTTGTATTGGTTATAAATAACAGTATATCCTAAAAAATCTTACAGAATATGTATAAAAGTTGGAAAATGTTGTATATCTTTGAAAAGTATTTTAATTCAATAAAAATCTTTTAGCAAATATAAAACAAATTTATAATGCAAGAACATACAGATATTAAAGGATTTAGGGGTGCATTTGCAGAAATGGACCAGACTAAGGAAAACATCTTGTCCGAGCTGGAAAGAAGGCTGGACGTGACACGGGCCACGGTTTACAATAAAATATCTGGTCGGACAAAAACGACAAAGTTAGAACTTCCCATTATAAAAGCAGTATTCCGCAAGTATGGTATTGAGATTAATTAAAGGTTCGCCTTATGAAGATATAACCTTTTATTAACTAATCAACACGACTATGAAAATCAAACATTTTAACAGACAACGCAAACAGGCCCGGAAAGATTTCGGCCCAATTTCTAAACAGGAAGTAAGAGTTCTGGAACATCTCCGCAACGGGAAGACCGCTAAAGAGATTGGCCGGGAGTTATTCATTGCCCCTTCAACCGTATCAACTCACATTCACAATGTATCAAAAAAGTGGAAGGTGAATAAGGAAACGGCACTTGTCAACAAGTATGTAATGAGGAAATTCGGAAATCTGGACTTTTAAAACCATAATACAATGACAACATCAGAAGCACTGAAGAAATATAATTGGGCTGAAAACATTGTAAAAAAGGGTAGCCCTTCTGATTCCGCAGTTAAGCGGGCTGAAAAAATTAATGACCTCCTCTCCCTTCAATTTGGAGATGAGGTTGCCGATGAGATTGTTGAACTTGTTTTTGAACATGAATTTTATCCAGCAGGATTAAACAAGAATCAATAGCATAGATTTTTAACCAAAAATAAATACACAAAATGGACACATTATTCGCAGAAAAAACAGAAACAACTTTAGTAAAGGTTAATGCTTCTGATTACGGCCTTGATGAAAATAAGGCTCAGGAAATCACAAAAGGATTGTCGGCAATAATTGCTGAACGGGAACTTTTGAAAGAGGAATATAACAAGTGCATTGCTCTTGAAATCACGCCCGGAAATATCCAGTTATTTAAGTCCCTCCGTCTTAAAATCCGGGACAACAGAACCAAAGGGATTGAGGTATGGCATAAAAACAATAAGGCTTATTTCCTTGCAGGGGGGCAGTTCTGTGATGCTATCAGGCGCAAAGAGTCAGCCGATAATGAATACATGGAGGAGCAGCTTTTGAACGGTGAAAAGTTCTATGAGAACCAGGAACTTGAACGTATTGAAAAACTCAGAACTGACCGTCTTACTGCACTCAAACCGTACACTGATATTGAACCCATGTCTTTAGGACAAATGGAACAGGCCGTATTTGATAGTCTGTTGCATGGCTTTAAGGTTGCTTATAATGACAGGATTGCGGCGGAAAAGAAAGCAGAGGAGGAAAGAATTGCCAGAGAAAAGGCAGAGGCAGAGGCAAGAGAAAAGCAACGACTTGAGAACATACGGCTTAGAGCAGAGGCAGAGGAGAAAGAACGGCTGGCAGAAATAGAGCGCAAAAAGAACGCCAAAATACTTGCTGATCAGAAAGCTAAGGCAGATAAAGAACGTGCTGAATTGCTTGCAAAAGCAGAGGCAGAGCGGAAGGAAAAAGAACGGCTGGCTAAAGAAATAGCAGATAAAAAAGCTACTGAAGAAAAAATAAAAAGGGATGCAGAATTAAAAATGCAAGCCGAGGAGAGAGCAAGAAAGGCCGCTGAAAAGAAGGCTAAGCTTGCACCGGATAAAACGAAGCTGCTAAACTTCATGCAGTCGATAAACGATCTGCCACGCCCTGAGGTCAAAAGTATTGAGGCTGCTGATATTGCATCTAAGGCAAACACAATGCTCGTTCAGGTTGCTAATTATCTTAAAGAAAGAGCAACCGAGTTATGACAGCCCTGTCCGACACTCACGAACTGCGCTATCAGATTCAGATGTGCAGGAGCCAGGAAGAACTTGACAAGATTGTCAGGCGCAATAAGAAAACTATTCACGCCCATTCATTTATGAGGCTTGTAATTGAGAATACCCGCCGGATCATCAGGCGGTTTGAATATCAGAGACTTTCATGTTTAACCCATTTACAAAATTAAAACTATGGAAAAGATACACTGGAAAAAGGTGTTTAATTCCGACTATCTCGGATCGTGTGATCTTGAAGATGGAAAGGATTTGAAGGCAGTAATCAAATCGGTTGCTGTAAAGAACGTAAAAGGCCCGGACGGGAAAGAGCAGGAGCGCAACGTTGCAACTTTTACAGATGCGAAGGTAAAGCCTATGATATTGAATGCAACTAATTGCAAGCTGATTAAAAAGTTTGCAGGCTCAGTGTTTATAAATGACTGGAACAATATTCCTGTTCAGATATATATCAAAGATGATATTAAGGCTTTTGGTGAGGTTACTGAGGGGTTAAGGATAAGACCTTCCCAGCCTTCGATGAGTAAGCCAAAATTAACCCCGAATATTCCCGCCTGGAATAAAGCTATTGAGTTCTTAAAGGGAACCGGAACAATGGATGCAATTAAGACCAGGTATGAGTTAAGCAGTGTTGATGAGGAAACTTTAAAAGCTGCTGTTCTATGACACATCATCTGATTGATCAGAACTCCGAGGAGTGGGATGCTTTGAGGCTTGGGAAATTTACGGCCTCAACCTTTGCAGACCTGTTCGCAAAAAAAGACACAAAGACTTATCAGAACGCCATAATCAAAGTAGCATTTGAAAGGGTGACCGGGGAGAGTGAGGAAAACTACTCAAACAAATGGATGCAGAGGGGCCATGAAAAGGAACCGTTTGCAGTTGAAAATTATGAGATGTTCACTTTTAATAACTGCGAACCTGCCGGCTTTTATGAATATGATGAGTTTACCGGGGCAAGTCCTGACCGTAAGATAGTTGGCCTTAATGGGGGGTGTGAATTTAAATGCCCCTCATTTCAGGTCTATAACGAATACCTTGAAAGCAACAAGTTACCAAAAGCATATTACTGGCAGATCATAGGTCAACTACTTTGTACCGGGTGGGACTTCATAGACTATATGCCGTACTCAAGCCCAAAGCTGAAGCAGATACTTATCCGCATTGAAAGAAGCCAGCATGAAGCGGATATTGAGGCATTAAAAGTAAAGCTGGCAGAGTGTATTGAAGAAGTAAAAATCTTAATAGAAAGGATCAAACAATGAGTAGAATTTCTGGAAAAATCAATTTATTAAATCTTCACGCAATACGGAAGATCATGCCGGGGCAGTTGGGCCCTGTTGAGTGCCTTGTAATCCCTATTGAAAAGAACAGTCTTTTTATTGGAAAAACAGGGGTTTATCTGGACCTGATAGCCTTTGAAGTTGACCCTTCAAAAAGGAATGCTGAAAACAAAGATACACACCTGATAAAGCAGTCATTCAGTAAAGAGGTCAGAGAAAAGATGACAGAGGATCAATTAAAGAGCTTGCCAATTTTAGGCAACCTTCAGGTCTGGGGCGAAAGTCAGGAGTCTGCGCCCGTAAGCAGTACAGTAGTTCAGAATGAAACGGATGACCTGCCGTTTATTCTAACTATCCCTATTGCTTTAGGAATTATTTCTCAATTTATAATTTAAATTATGACTGATAAAGATTTCCATAAACTTGTTGATTATTATAATGCCGGGAGTGGGTTGCTCCCGGTTAATCAACGTGCTCAGGAATTAATTGAGCAATCAACAAAGGGGGAAGTAATATCATTCATTGAAGTAACACAAAGAGACATTAAAATGCACCGCTGTTATTTTGCCCTGCTCAATTTTATTTATGGATATATGCCGATAAAGTTTAAAAAGGCAGTCCCGGAAAAACATTTTTATCTATTCCTTAAACATCTCAAAAAAGAATACCAGGTGATATTTACTTTTCAGGATGGGACGACAATGGTTGAATATGATAGCATCTCTTTCGGGAGGATGTCTCAGAAAACCTTTCAAGAGTATATTAAGAACCAGCTTCCGTTTATTTATACCGATGTGTTAGGTGCTTATTTTGACGGGAAGATGTTGGACGGGATCATCGAAACAATAGAGGAAGAATTTAAAAAATTTATGTCAAAATTATAAGTTAACAACCAACCAAATGATTGACACTATCTACATTTTTCAGCCTAAAGACCCGACCGTTGACACCTTCCCGCACAATGTTACTCAGGTCATTGCCTGCCCTTACTGCGGGAGCGATGAATTAGAATACTTTAATGATGGAAAGACTGACAGGGCTATCTGCTGCGGGTGCGGGTATGAAGATCACAAACACAAATTTATCAAACCATGACACGAATATTAAAACTACTGCGCCGGGGCTTCAGGAAGATGAGGCTGAAACGGAACTGGGAAACGGGAACATACAGGACGAAATGACATGCTAATTAACGACCACTTTCAGAATTACAAGGTTTATCAGATACCAAAAGCACAGCTTATAATTGCTGATATACCTTACAATTTAGGTAATTACGCTTATGCCTCTAATCCTTCCTGGTACAAAGACGGGGACAATAAGAACGGGGAAAGCGAACTGGCAGGGAAGGAGTTCTTTGATACGGATAAAGATTTCCGGCCCGCCGAGTTCATGCACTTCTGTTCAACCATGCTCAGGAAGGAGCCAAAGGAAAAAGGGGCTGCCCCTTGTATGATTGTTTTCTGCGAGTTTGAGCAGCAGTTCTCACTTATTGAACTGGCTAAAAAATACGGGCTAAACAACTATATCAATATCGTTTTCAGGAAAAACTTTTCTGCTCAGGTACTAAAGGCCAACATGAAGATTGTAGGCAACTGCGAATATGCGTTAGTGCTCTACCGGGAGAAATTACCGAAGTTCAATAACAACGGGAAGATGGTCTTTAACTGCATGGATTGGGTGAAGGATAACGACACAGAAAAAATACACCCGACACAGAAGCCGGTTAAGTTATTGGAAAGACTTATTGAAATATTCACAGATCCGGGGGATGTTGTTATTGATCCGGTTGCCGGAAGTGGAACCACTCTTATAGCTGCTGATAATCTTGGTCGAAAAGCTTACGGCTTTGAGATCAAAAAGAACTTCTATAACGATGCAGTTAAGCTAATGGAAATGTATAAAACCCGGAGGTCAGAGATAGCAACGATAGGATATTCAAAGACAGAATTAAATAATGATTACCCCATTTTATTTGCCTGACATGACAGAGAAATCACTCCATAAATCGGTATGCGATTATTTGCGCCTTCAGTACCC